GGAGGATGTCTTTCTTCTTCTTTCTCATTTATAGTTTGCATACACCATCCTCACAATCATCATCTGATGCTGATATTATGTATTCATTACTTCTTAATTTCGGTTTAATCTTTTTAGGATTAGCGAGGTTTCCAATAGTAAATTGTTGCAACAAAATTTCGTAACTTCTTACTTCACATCTTTTAAAATATTTATTATAAGCCTCATCAAACTTTAGGCTTAATACTTTTGCCCTTTTTGCATAATCTGTTGCTAATGCATCACATAGCTCTAACCTCGTCATTTCCATAGATCTCCTCATGTTTATAAACCATATAAGAATGTTTACTATAAATTTTTCTAGCAAATATTTCTACTACCTGTCTATCATCAATAAATAAAACACCATTTAAAGCATCTAAAATCGCCTTAATATAATTGTCAATATCTGAATTGTTACTGCAATAGGTGTTAGCTAATTTCTCCGTTTTTTTCTTTGACCAAGATTTAGGCATCCTGATATAAAAATCAACATGAACACTTAACAGTTTTTCAGAGGGAGTTGTTTCCATCTCACTTGTTAGTGCTTTCATATCGGTTTTGAATTTAGTATACCTCTTAGGGTAGTATGTAGACCAGCGAGTTACTCTTGGTCTAGAGGCTGGACAAGGATCAACTTCAAATGTAATCCTCATAGTTTTCGCCTCTTAGGTTATCAAGATCAGATATTGCTAAAGCTAAAAGAAGTCTGATCTCTATATCTCTTGGTGTATCTTCTTCTCTTGCTAACTCTCTAGCATGCCTTAAATTTTCTGATATTGAATCTAGTTTATCAAATCTTAATTGTTTATGCCTTATGCTCATTACTCATTGTCTTATGATAATCTTCATTACGAGGCAACATAATGCCCCATTCTCTAGCGAAGTAGTTATCAATATCTTTTAAGTATTGAACAAATTCAGGGATAGTTAATTCTTTACTTGATTTTTCTCTATCTCCTAGAAATCTTTCAGCAAGATTTTTTTTAAATTCTTCTTTGCTTTCTTCACCTTGCTCTTTTCTTAAAATATCAACCCATAAATGATAGATATTATTTTGAAATTGTGTTCTTGTAGGCTGGTCTTGTTTAATTGATACTGTAGCTACATCACAATCAGGGTTTAAATTAAAAAATTCATTTACTAAGGCCTTAAATATTTCTTGTTTAGGCTCTTTTCTATGAATAACCCTGTATGCATTCATTCTACCATATCCTGTGCCAACAGTTTATCTATTTCAATTTCAATATTTTCGACTGCCTTTCGGAGATCATGAATTCGCCCCTCACCTTTGTGTTTCCATCTATACCTAACAAGATACTTGACTGCATTTCCTATTGCCCATGTCATATCTTGGTCAACAATAAATGTTTTAGCCTCTATCTTACCTTGAGTATAGTGTGAGGGGTTTTTAATATTGTCGTTTATGTTATCCACCAACCCATCCAAAGAATAACGCTACAACACACACACCTAAGAAAATTGTTAAGGATCTATTTTTTAGGATTGTGTTTACTACTTCCATTACTTTCTCCATTGCTTCTCTCCCCTTGTTATAACAGATTAGGGTACTGATTAAGACTTAGGTAAAAATTATTAAAAAAAACCTAAGTTGTAAGCACTTAATATGTAATACCATGCCCTCGGGCATATAAACATTAGAGTACCCTAATTTCTTATAACTGTTCTTCTAACATAATAGGCTTATCGCCTAACCACCCTGTACATTCGGTTTCTGCAATAGGGTGACATCTTAATTGTTGTTCAAATTTACTACAACCACTTATCATCATTATAACAACAAATAATGGTATCAACATAAAGATTAACCAAGATTGTTTCATCTTATCCACTTTCGTAAAAATAGTTTAAACCTAAAAATAGGTGCTAAGATGTAATCAACATATGGAAGCAATATATATTTAATATAAAATATTCCTAAATATGTTTTAAAAGATCTATCGCCCTCTAATGTTAAGTTTTCATCTATTTTATATTTTATTGTTTTCATTTAATTAATCCTTTTTCTACTAAAATCTTTTGTGTTTCGATAATTGCCCTGTACATCTCTAATGATACATCTGTGTTAGGTGGTGCTTCTTTCCTACCATCATATATATCATGACAGTTTAGGCATAGGTATGCCCCATGTATGTCTAGTGCTTTGAGGCCTACACCAGCACCGTTAAGATGGGCAAGAACAACGGTTTCTCTATCAGGCATACAACCCTGAATTCTCATTGTGCAAGCCTCACCCCTTGCTGAATCTCTGATCTTTTTACTTTTACTGTTTGCCATAAATATCTAACTCTTGATCTGAAAATTTAGAATATTTTCCCTCAAAGTTACATTTCACAAATCCTGATTGCCCCATTCTATTTTTAGCAACTATCAATTCTGCTAAACCTCGATCTGGGGAATCATCATGATAATAATCATCTCGATAAACAAACATGATTAAATCTGCATCTTGTTCAATTTCTCCAGAAGATCTTAAATCGCTCATAAACGGCCTTTTATTCTCTCGGCTCTCTACCCCCCTACTCAACTGAGAAAGTACAATTACGGGTATCTCAAGGAGTTTAGCGAGGTGTTTTAACTCTCTAGTTATGTTTCCTAACTCAGAAACCTCGTTACCCTTGTTGTATTTCATGATCTGCAAATAATCTATAAGTATTATATCAATTTTTCGCTCTGAATTTAGCTTTTTTGACATAGAAAATATGTTCGCCATAGAAAGACCAGACTTATCTATAATCGTCATGTTTTTATTGCCTACTTTAGCTAATCCCTCATACCATTTTTGTTCATCGTTAGAATTTAAATGGCCTTTTTCAACTGTATTAAGTGCAATTTCAGTATAACTTGAAATCATTTTCATTGCTAACTGGACTTGACTCATTTCGAGTGAGAAAAAAAGCACATTTTTTGTATCAGATAGATGACTTGCTATATTAAGTGCCAATGTAGACTTTCCCATAGCTGGCCTACCAGCTAATACATTGAGTGATCCTTCTCTAAAACCGTTGGTTAGGGCATCTAATGACTCAAAGCCACTTGATAAACCAGTACCATATTTATTTACATCTTCTATGTAATCTATTGTTTTTCCTACAATAGTTTTCATCGAGTCTTGGTTTTGATCTATTAACTCAGACTCAAGCGACTGTATTTGAGTAACTGTATCTTGATAATTACTATAGTCAATCTTAAACTTTAAAGACTCTATGTCATTGTTTATACGGCAAGTGCGAATGTGGTTAGAGTAAACACTAATGTTCTCTATGCCTATGCATTCTTCCATCATGGTAGCTAAGTAGGGAAATCCTGTCCACTCTCCACTATGATCACCATCTCGATCAATCCAATTTCTTAAAGATAAAGGATCAACCTTTTCATCTTCATCAAGCATATCTAAAATATACTGATATAAAAGGCCTAATTCTTTACTGTTAAAGTCTGTAGTTATTAATCCAGTACCAGCAACTTCATCAATGCATGTTGGATCTATTAAAAGACCACCAATTACTGCTCTTTCTGAATCAGTAGAATCTTTTTTGCTTTTTAATTGTCTGTGTAGTGTTATGTTTTGCATTTACTTCCTCCATTTTATAATCTTCAGGATCATTACTACCATGATGTTGATCCCATATTTCGTCTGAACCATTACCAAATACTTTAACAAAATCTGCTTTGCTAAAATATTCAACTTGTTCTTCAGCTTCTATTCTTAGGTTTCCCATTTTGCTCATACATTTCTCCAGTTAAATTCCTCACCATATGGTTTGGATTGTTGTGTTTCTTTACCTTCTAACATCATTTCCCAATTACGCCCATTAATAAATGTTTGTAAATGTGGAATAAATCTTCTCTCTGTTTCGTTAAAGTCTAATTTCAAATCTGCAAGAATTGGTAACACTTTCTTCCAATCTTTATGCCTTTTTCTAAAATTAGTAAATTCTGTATCCAGGCCTCTTTTTTTACCTAAGTATTTAACCCTAAACTTTTCGAACAATTGTTTTTCTTCAGGAGAAACCTTCTCTTTCTCTTTAGGTATCTCTTTCTCTTTAATGTCGGTATGCATTTCCGTATGTTCGGAATCCCGCATGTACGGAAAAGGATATATATGGAACTCATTACTTACAAACCTGTTCTGATCATCTTTTATTCGAATAACCCTGTATAAACCCATCTCTCTTAGGCATTTCATAGCTTGTAAGTATTTAGATCTTCCTATATTAAAATGATATCGAATCTGATCTTCTAAAACTACCCAGTTTTGGGGCTTTGATTGTAAATAGCACCATATAGCTAAAGCATCAGGGTTATCAATTGATTGAACAACCTCCCTACTTAGCATAAAGTAGGGTAAGTCATTCTGGTGAGTATCTAATTTATGTATTGGCATTAGTTCATTTTAGCATAACTTTTACCAAAGGGTCAAGATACCAATTTTTTGCATCTATCCAGGTAGTTGTGTCAATTTTTAACGGATCATTTGCTCTTGACATATCTCTAACTGGTTTCATAACTTTGTCAGGATCAGTATATTTGTTTAATCTTGCTCTTGCACAAACTACAGAACAACCCATTTTATGTGATAAATTTAATGCTGTTATTTTACGGCCATCATCAAGAGTGTAAAGCCTAGTCCAATACCCACCATCTGACCGTATAAATTCATGACCATTTTCTATTTTTGTCATTATTAAAAAGGTATGTCATCTTCAGGGTCATCATTTTTTATATGTTCTTGCGGTATAAATGATGGTGCTGATTGTTGAGGTGCAACATTTTGTTGCTGATCTGGATCTTTTAAGGTTATTTTTAACCATTTTCCATATTCACTTGTATTGATGTAACCTTTTAATTTCCAAACTTTTCCACTCAAATCTTTAAAAGTGCCATAATAATCTTCTCTTGTTTTGTCTTGCTCAGATCCATCATTAAGTTTATATTTACTTTTAAATAAACTCCCACTATTGGGTTTGTTTTTATCTTCCATAATTACTCCTTGTAATAAAAAAAGGGATCATATCGTCGATCCCAAGAACGCCCTTAATTAATCAAATGCAAGGAAATGGTATATGAAG